TCGGTCCCGAGCCCAACCGTGACGATGCCGATAGCGTCGTTGTCAGCGTTGCCAACGTCATCGGCGCCCGATGGGTCAACGGCCACCACAACGCGCACCATGTCGGGCACTCGGCCATCGATAACGCGCCATGTGTCGATCTGCTGCTCTGGGAATAGGGCGTTGGGGTTGTCGTCTGCAAACGCACCCTCTAGAAAGCGCTTCTTCATGCGCTCCGGCAGCGAGGCAAGCGTTTTCAGGTACTCGCTCGAAAGGTTCTCTTGGTTGTCCTTCGGGTTGATCTGAAACGATGCGTAGTCGTCCGGGTCAGAAAGCGGCTTCTTGGTCTCGGCGTCTTGCTTCTGGATGAACTGGCGATAGGTCCAGTGGCTGCGGCTTGGCGGGTTGCAGTCGTAGTAGGCCCGCAGCTTGAGAGGCTCCAGCACGCCGCCGACTTCTTGGTCGGCCTTCTGCGCCAAGCGCGTCAAGGCGGTATTGATGGATGCCCACGGTATCTGGCTGCACTCGTTGAAATACACCGTGGCGAACTCCATGCCGAGAATCTTCTCGGTGCGGTCTTTGTCGTCCAGGCCTGCAAACCAGACTTGGGAGCCGCCTTGCAGCTCGGCGTAACCGTCCTGCACATGCGGCGTCCACTCCACGCCCGGGAAGCATGTGCGCATCACCTTTGGGAAGGTGTCCAGCACCACCGATGCCTTGAGGTGGTTGTATCGGAAGCGAAAGATTGCATGGCGCGAGCCCGGCGCTTTCAAGGCCCTTAGAACCACCTGTCGCACAAGGAGAAACGTCTTCCCCGAGCGCGAGCCCCCGAACAACATGCAGTGCGTTGCTCGGCCAGCCAAGACATCCTTGGCGCGCTCTTGGCGTTCTGTGAGCTTCACGCCTTGGCGTCTTTCTCGTCCAACGTGAACCGGACCGGGCCGCCACCTTCGCCCACATGCTCCACGCGCCCGAGCTTTGGCGCCGCGAACTCTGCGAGCTTGGATAGCAAGTCGAGCGCCTTAGCCGGGTCGGGCTTTCCATGCTCAGAGCCATCACCTTCGGCCACTAAGGCCAGCCAGCGCCCCACGTTCTGCGCATTGGTCTCTAGCAGCATGCGGACGGTCTCGCGGAACTCTTGGTTCACCTTGTTGGGCGTGCCTTTCGGTCGGCCTGGGTTGCCTGCTTGGAACTTCCCCCCGTTGCCGCCCGTAGTTTTCGGCTTTGACTTTGCTGTCACTTCACACCCCCAATCCAAACAAACACATAAGCCCTACCCTCAAAATGCCGGCGCAAAAGCCCCTTGTCTTCCAGCGCCCTGGCGTATCTGCGCACCGCGTTCGGATAGCAGTCCATCAGCTCCTGCAGCTCATCAGCGCGGCGTGGTGCCTCAATGAGTAGCTTTGTCATCTCTGCGAGTCGGTCGAGTGAACTCGTAGCCATCAGCTAGCCCTCCATTTGCTTAAACGGTCATTCATTTGCGGCCTTTCTAAGTTCAGCGGCTTTGGCTTGGTACTTGGCCTTGATGGCTCGCAGTCCTTCCCGCGTCCACTTGCGCGGGGTGTTGTCTTGCTCCACTGCCTCTACTGCCGCCAATCCGATTCGCTGAATCGCTCCAAGGCGCATCGCAACAGCGTTTCCAGATAGGTAATCGTTGCAGCGCTTGCACTGCCCAAAGGCGTTGTTTTCGACAAAGCGCAGATGACCGGCGGCCCCCCTGCTTCGGTAGTGCCCGCAATCAAAACCTCCCCCCACTCCTCCGAGTCTGAGAGTTGCTGTGCAACTGATGCAGCTTCGTCCGTTGTCTCGCAGACGAATAAACGTATTGAAATCAACCTGCGCCTCCTCTATGAGCTGGGGAATCGTTTTCAGGGCCTCGCGCCTAGCTTTGTCGGTGTCGCGCTCTAGCTTCTCTGCCGCTTTGCGCTGCTTCTCTGCCTTGCGTGCGGCTTTAGCGTTCTCGCTTTCGACAAGGCGCAAGGCGCATTCCTCACCGCAGACGACTTGGTTAGGCTTGAGCTTCACAAACCGCACCCTGCACCCCGGGGCGGCGCACTTGGGCAGCTTTACCGAGGCTCTGGCTATGCCTGCGGTGCGTACTAGCGGGAAACGCTTCATGCCTGCCATCTGCACCCCTTGCATTTCTTGTCGTTCGGTGCGTCTAGCGTGTGCTGACAGTCGCGGCTCATGTAAACCGGGGTTCGCTTGAGTACAGGCGTGCGGGTCGTTTGACCGTCTGAGCCTGCGACGTAGCGCCAGCCATCCTGAACGATTAGCACCGAGCTAAGGGGGGCTCGGTTGTGGCAGCCGTAGTTCACAGGCTCACCGCCTCTGCACCCGCACGAATCAGCCTTTGGACTTCCCGCTGAGTCGTCACAAACGCGTCCTCTACCTGCCGCTCTTTGAGTAGCTTTAGGCTCTGCTCATAAATCGAGATAACCGCCCGAACCGCCTCAATGCCTGGGCCATCAAGGCGCAGGCTTTTGCCGGCCTTGTATCGCTCCTGCGCGGCTGTCATGGCCGTATTGGCTGCTGCTGTGTAGACGAGCGCTTTCTTGGTCAGCATTCCGCACTTGGCCGCCATCGTTTCAGTCACGTTCACAACGTCGGCAATGTCCTTCCAAGACTCTGCGTCGCCGCCTAGCTTGCTCGCGGTCATCATGTCCAGTGCCGCATAGGCGCGAAGGGCAAGGCGGCTTGCCTGTTCGTCGCTGGTTGGGTTCAGCCGTGCGAGCGGGTTGCGAAACACCGTCTGCGGCTGGCTCTTGCGTCGTGCGCCTGTCTTCCTCATGGCGCCCACTCCCAAACCGTTTCAGCCGCGCCGATGTAGCCCTCTGTCCTTGGTCGTGGAACCGTTGGGCGAATCAAGCCCTCCGCTTCCATTTCCTTGATGTAGCGATAAACCGCCGCCTGCCCTACCCCGATAAGCTTTGCTAGCTCGCTGCATGTGCGCGGGGCTTTTGTCAGGAGTTGCACAGCCGCAAAGCAGTTGCCGTAGTTGCTCATGCTGCGATTTCCTCCGGCCAGTCACGCCCTAGGCTGGTCTTTGACCACTTAACCCCGCGCTCATCTCCAAACGCATGGGCCAAGGTGATCAGGTCGGCCATCTCGCCCACGGTCATGCGGCTGGTGGCCTGCCCCAACATCACAAACCCGCCTTCGATGCCTTGCGCTACGCGCTGGTGCTTCTTGAGCCCTGCGGAAAGAATGTGCTTCCACTCGTCTGCGTCGAGCTTTTGCAGCTTGCCATCTACGGGCCACTGCACTTGGTCGGCTAGGTCGCCAAGGATGCTCCAGAGCATGCGGTTCTGAGAGGTTGTGCGGGTCTCCGGCTTGGCTTCGATGCTGATGCGGTGCCCGCCAACGGTCATTGCCTTAACCCACTTCCAAAGGTCTTGGCAAACGGTGTGGCCGTGCTGGGCGTTCAATGCGACGGTGCTGAATCGCTGGCTCATATCAGTCTCCACAGAAGCAGGCCATTGCTTCTTCTTGGTCGTAGCCGATGAAATCGACCTGCTGTTCGGTGTTCGCAAGCATCTGCGCGTAGGTAGGCCGGTCAGAGCGGAACACTGCGCCGCTTGGCTTGCTGGCTAGGGCTAGGGACTCCATGCGAATCCACCACGTTGCGCGCTCGGGCTTCTCTGCGATGAGCGTTTGCACTTGGTTTGCTGCTTTGAGAAAGCACAGATCGCAGTTGCCGGCCAAGGTGCGACCGTTGATCGTGGGAAGCTCAAGCCGGAAGGGCTGCGCCTGCCAAAAGCCGTCAATCTCGGCCAGCGTCACGCCTGCATCTGCAAGCGGGAGCCGCATCGTTTCTTTGACCGTTTCCGTGCTGTGCCCGCGTGCGCGAATCTTGGCAACGCGGCGTTGCTCGTCGGCCCTAATGCCGATCATCTGATCCCACTCTTGGTCGGTGTCATCCCATCCAAGGCGCTGCCAGTTGGCGCGGAGCCACTTGTGCATCACGCGAATCTTTGCCTCGGATGTGCAGAAGCGAGTAACTGGGTTCGGCAGATAGTTGCGCTGCCGAATCACCGCCTCTAGCGGCTCTCCGTCACGGCTGGCTGTATCGAAGTCAACGGATTTCCAGCGGTGAGCCGGGTCGTCATGCGCAACGTACTCAAGCCAGTTGATCGAAACGCCCCACCGCTCTGAGCAATCGCGCACAAAACGAAGCGTGGCCTCGTCCTCTTTGCCGGTGTTGGCAAAGCACACCACGGCATCAGCCGGCAGCTTGCCGCCGTGGCTTTGCAACACGCGCCACAGCATGTAAGCACTGGTTCGCCCGCCGCTGAACGAAATGCAGGTAGGGCAGGTGATCTTGAACGGGTCACGGCTCATGCAACCACCTTTGCCGCAACGCTCGCCGGCTCGAATGGGTAAACGTTCGGAGGCAAGGCGCTAAAGCACTTGGGCACATCCTGCCCCTCATACCTGCCCGGCTTCGTCGGCTCCTTGTAGTGCCGCTCTGGAGCGCACCATGTGACCGTTGGCGGTGCCGGCTTTGGCTTCGGCTCCCACGGCTTGCGGTCAAGCACCTTGATCGCCTTGGCAACCGTGTTTGCCGCTGCTGCTTCTGCCTTGGCCTTTGGCTTGGCCTTGGGCTGCCCAACTGGCCCGGTTTTGCGCCACTCTTTGCAATACGCCTTTTGCCGGTCTAAGCGCTTTTGCCGGGCGATGGCCTTAATCGGCTCCTGTGCTGCGCGCCATGCTGCATCTGCGTCTTCTGCGGCCTTCTGAACGACCTTGGCGGGGTGGTCGCTGGTCAGATGCACCCGGGCGTTGCAGTGGCCTGCGCTGACCGTGTAGCCGCGCAAACGTAAGTCGGCTGTGTGGTTCTGGATGCTTCGGCGGCTGAGTCCAGACTTCTCCATGAGGTCTGCGGTAGTGACTCCAGAAACGCCGGATGCTTTGATAAGGCCGAGGACTTTTAGGAAAAGCTCGCCTTTTTCGGTGTGTGCGCGTGTCATGCCCATGTCTCCGACTTGGTATCGCGGGTGTCAACAAAGCGCAGGGACTCAGGGCAGAACCAAAATTTCAGCTTTCCCTCGAAATCCCCGTTGCGCTGCTTGCAAACCGTCAGGAGCGCGTCCGGTTGTTCCATCATTTCCGCGTCTGCCGTTTTCTCGGTCATGCGGATTTGCTTCGGCTTGTTCATCCAAACCGTGATGACGTTGGAGCATTGGTCTGTGATAGCCGCCGAACCGCGCAAGTCATGCTTGCCGGGGGGGATCATTTCCGCGTCGTCCTTGGGCTTGCGGCAGTGGGCAATGATGTGAACGTGAAGCCCGGTCTCTTGAGCCAGTCGCACTAGGTCGGTGGCGAACTGCTTTTGCTCGTCCATCTTTTCTTCAGACCCGCAGACCATCATGAACGAGTCAATGATTACCTGCCGGCCCTTCAATTCC